TTAATGCTATTAAGTTTCAAATCCACAAGGCAAAGAAGTGGGTGTCTCGTAATCTGGAGGAAGCAAAGAGCATTAGCCCAGATGATGAGTTTTACTTTATGGGTAGTGTAGAAGAATATGAGCGTATGATTAGCATATTGAATGAGGCATAATGACTAAGTGGATTGTAGAAGTGATTGATCCTGGCTGTGGCTGTTGCTCTTTTGTGCCAGTGGGAGAGTACGAGACTGAAAAAGAAGCCCTTGATATAGTAAACTCTGGCAATGGATATATTATGTATGAGGAAGAGGATTGGGACGAAGATGAGCTTTGAAAGATTTAGCACTTCAGATGTTTATATGTTTGAGCATGTGGGTGGATTTATTCAGTGCTGTGGTTGTCTACTTACAGACTGGAGCTTTGACAATGACTCTGAAGGATTTCCAGAACTTACCACCCCACGTGAAGCACTAGAGCATTTGGATAGGCACGAAGAGGTAGGGCATGACATTGGTAATGCTCGTAATAGAATAATCAAAGAGTATCCTGATTTAGATATTAAAATACAGCCATATGAAAGATCTCCAGAGGAAGAGGAACGGATCAGAGCAAGGATGAAAGCAGTCTTTGAGCAACATCCACCACAGCAATTTAGAGACAGGAGCAATGGTGAGTAAGTGGATTAAGTTTGATAAGTATTGGTGGGGATTTGGGGGACATGTTGTGTTCTTTAATAAGGTTAGTTTTTATGCTGGCACCAGGGAATCTTGGGGTATCGGGATTAATATCAGCTTCTACGATAGATCAATTACATTTGACATCCTGAACCTATACTTTGGTGTAGAGGTTTGGCGTTCGTCTAATGATACTGAGGAATTTGTGCCAAGGTCTAAGGGCGATTTGTTAGATTAAGTTCGGGCGAAAAAGTTCGGCGGTAAATAAGAGATCCAACAAGCACAAGTGCTTGACATTCTCTACAATTCCCTATATACTTTCATTAAACAATATATAACATTCATTTAAGGAAAACATGGACCAGCTTCATATTAATTACTACAAGAGTGCATTTGATATTGAGATAGACCAGATTAAGGAAAAGTTTAAAACCATATTGGATCATGCTGAGAAAAGCAACATCGGTCTTGGTGAGCTAAACAGAAACATGAAGGCTGTTCAGTGGCTTAATAAGACCTATGGCAACAACCTATCTGTCTATCCTACAGAGATTGAAAATACAACCAGCGGAGAAGTCTAATGGTATCTAAACAACACTGTCCCACATGTGGCTTTGTAATGATGTATAGCATTGAGAAGGGCACGACTACCTATACCTGTGTCAACACACATGATGCTGTTATTAAAGATGATAATGGTTTGGGACCTAACCTGGATATTCTATTGGAGTATTTGAAGAGACCATGAAGAAGAAGTTTATCAGAGGAAACAAGACTAATAAACGTAGGATAGATTTCGCTAACGGATCTTTAGAAAGAAAGATCCAGCGTCAAGAGAAAGAGCAATCTAAGTTTGATGCTGAGACAGAGCGTATAATTAAAAAATTTTCGGGGAACAAAGATCAAGCATCGTAATCCCCTATATAAACACCTATAGAAAGAATAACATATGGACATTATCTTGATATCAATTGAAGCCCTTATTGGAGCAATCCTTGGATATTTGATGAAGAATAATTAGCCTCTAAGACCATATCCCCATATCCCATTTCCAAATGATTCTGATACCCCGTCAGAATGGCATACAAGGCTTCTGAGAGGTGTGTTTATGTCTGATTGTAAGAAAATATATCTTACTGGATTGTATTGTTTGGATAGGAGAGAGAGGATAGAAAGGTTTGTATGGGTAACAGAGCTCATATAACAGAGGGATCGTAATCTTTCTCAAACCATTATATCCCCAAACCTCACAATAGTCAAGCCCCAAACCACATATTTATCATATTGTTATATCCCCAAACCAGGCTATAAAACCATATACTTATCAGGAAAAATAAGCTTAAATGGTTTGGTTATTGTTTATTATATAGGGGATATTTGTTATTATTCAGGGATATTTATATAGGGGATCGTAATGTTATTTATATAGGGAGGAATGGTCTTTCTCTATGCCCCGCAAAAAGCCCAGGGCAGTTAGAATGTCAAACCATAATCTCTGGGGGTATTTAACAATGGATCGTAATACCTTTTCTACCCTATATATATAATCAATCTCTGACTTATACCTATCTGACCTTATATACTCTTCTGTAGTATAGTAAGGATGTATTGACTCTTTAGTGTAAAACCCCATAGGCATATATACAGTATATCAGAATACATAAGGTTTGAATAGGTTAGGTTTACCTAAGTGCCCTTAAAAAGTTCCAGGATTTTTTAGCTTCCTTCGTAATGTCTATTTATATAAGGTTTGACAAACCTCTAAAACTTTCAGCGATTTTTTCAATTGGGTTCTTAATGTCTATTTGGACAGTGTTAACCAAAAGTTCCAGGATTTTTTGGTTTGGGATCGTAATACAATTGTTATATTATATACTTGACAAAGAGGTTTGGATGTGGAGCCCCCTATCTTTTAGGGGCCCCCCTGCCTACTCCCCCATAGGAGCAGACAGGACATCATCCAAGGTTTCGAACCCTGTGTCCTCTTTGATTTCTAGTCCTAGCAACAATAGCCTGAATGTCTCATCAATAAATTGCTCAACTAGCTTGTTAGGCTCTACAATGTTATTGGCTACGGCATAGGCTAGTGGTAAGCCAAGATCGTTGTATTCGATGAAGTCTTGGAAGTCTTCATCATCTCTATAGTCTTGCCATAGGTCTGCTAGAATACCTGCCCTGTTTTCGAATGGTGTAACGTCAGCCATTAGTTGCCACCTACCTTGATAGTCGCAGGTGGTCTGTGCCACTCTGTGAAGTCAAACTGCTCGTGATACCAAGCGAGAGGGAAGTCATCAGGGTTGCCACGCTCGTTAGCGGTAATCAACTCAAACACATTCCACGCTTCGTCAATCTGTGGAAGAAACTTGTCTGTGAGAGTAATGTAACCAAGATACTCATCACCAACATAAGTCTGGCATAGTCGCATAGTGCCACCAAACCACTCTAGCCAATCATAAAAATACTCGCTACCTGTATTCCAGAAGTTAGTCTTGTCGTCAAGGTGTGGTGAGTAGCGTTCCCAGATAGAGGCAAGGTCTTTTATCTTCTCTAGTGTTTCATCAGTAATTGTAGTCATTGGTTTCTCTTTCTTCCCTCTCAAACCTAGCCGCTTCCGCAACTTCGATTATTCGTCTGTATGTAACTCCGTTGTCTGTTGCTATGTAAACCCCAACCTGTTCGAGGTCAAGTGTTAGGTCGTTTACCATTTCACCCATTTTCTCAGCAACTCGCAACTCCTTAGTTGTTCTTCTCATTATTCTCCTTGTTACATTATCTCACAAATGGTTGGGGGTGTCAAGGAAAGAAAGTAGGAAATTCCCTGACACCCCCTTGGATAATCCAGCTACCCCTAACTGGTTATCCATATGATGCGGAGTAGTCTCAACGCATCAATCTTTATTTAGCTTGTAATTCGATCGCCGTAGGTACCGTCTCGCATGTCCTCCCAATACTTGGGTAGCTTATCAAAGTACTCCTTGAGTCTGTCTGATAGCTTGTTCCAGTACTTACGTCTGAACCCATCCAAGCCGTACCATACGTCAGCCTCATCTTTAAAGTAGGCATCCTTGTTTAATCCAATAGACTGAATCTCTTCAGCTGTTAACGCAATGGCATCATCCCATTCGTTCTGGTCACCGTCTCTGTAGATATAAACATGTATCTTCCAGGACGCTGGGTCGTAGTAGCTGTCGTCATTCTCCTCATCCCACTCTTCTGGCATGAAGATATTAAGGTCCCACTCAATGGGTTCCTTGTCCGCATTCTTATTACGCTTATCCAACATAGGTTGTGACATAACCATTACCCTCGCACTTCTCGCAATCTGGGTCTCCCCACTCATCTTTACGCTGTTGTAAAACTTCCTCGTCATCACTGTAGCACTCGCACTCTTCCTCTGTAGATAGCAAAGCACTGTCCATGTCGTCATGCCATGGGTTCTCTGTGATGTAGTATCCCAATCTATTTACATAAGAATAGCCAGCAACAATCAAATCACAACCGTCACCAGAGACTAATGTCCAAATAAAATTGGGGTGGATAGACTTTACATACTCAACCTCTTCGCCATAGGTCTCATACATAAGTTCGTCATGCTTACTAAACTTATTCTTGATGGGCTTGAACTTTTCTTCCCACTCGTTCCAACCTTGATACTCTTTCATGAAGTCCTACTTTCATTTATGTATAGTTTATTATCTCAAACACTTAGGCTGTTGTCAAGTGTTTAGCATACTTATTTATGAATTCTTCAAAGGTAAACACCTCTTGCTCATAGTTAACAGTATTGCTAGTGAAGTCAGCAGATAGGGAATCATAGCTTTCTTCACCAAATTCCCAGCTACCCAAACCAAATCCAGTATCATCCATCAATGCATCTTTGATTAGATAACTAACAACCATACGAATAGCGTAGGAAGTATCTCCCCACCTTGGTCTAGCGTGTTCTAGTGCCTCTGCAAAATACATAGACTTGTCGTCTCCACCCCAATGGGAGTAAAGCCAAACGCTACCTTTTTCGTCTTGCAACTCATAATTAGTTCTTGCACCCATGAAATCCTACTTTCTTAGTTAAATATATTATAGGCTGAAAAGTCTGAATTGTCAACAGCGAATCTTTGTGCATTCATCCACGCTGCCTCACCAAAGAAATACTTAGGCTTGCCAGAAACAGGGGTAACTTTATAGAAGTCGTAATACTTATCTGCTTCATATACATACACCCCTCCATTGTGGAAGATTCTTGTCCATGTGGTGGATCCAACAGATGGTTTGCGATCTGCATATACTTTGCTCATGAAATCCTACTTTCTTGATACTCTATTATCTCAAAACCTGGGAAAAAAGTCAAGTGTTTCGTAAAGGTTTTTTATTATATCTTAATATTATTTGTGATCAATGATAGGCCCCGAGCCCAAAATGGGGGATGATTACTCATCCACCCAATCTAGGTCGTCTAGTCCATACTCAACACCAAACTCTTCCATCTCAATCTCTTGGACGTTTAGGTTGTGCTTGTCAAGGATGGCCTTCACATAGTCGTATCTGTTGGAGTCTGACATCTCCTCTAGCCTACCCCACTGGTCAGGGGTAAGGGAATCATAGTCAAACTCAATAACCAAAGATGAACCGTTGTATTCACCATCGTTAGTTACCCATGCCATGTTAGTTATCCTTTTCTTTTAGGGAGGCTAATAGTATACCCAATGTTTGTCTTGGTGTCAAGATGTCAAGAGCAGGATTATCCATAGCATTGCTAATCATCTTGATGGCATAGTTGATACCATCTTCCATACCTGCCTCGTAGCCAATCTGTTCTAGTTCTGATACAGCCATTAGTTGTCCTCATACTTTGGTAGTTCGTCATAGGGGTAGCCGATAGCCATAAGAACGTTCTCATAGGCGTTGATAAGACCATTGAAATAGTCCTTAGAACTATCGTTGATGTCTAGTTCATTGTAGTGTGGAACCAACTCATTCAGTCTTCCTAGCAGATGTCCTGCCAATGAATCCATAGTTACATAGTCTGCGTCTTTACTCAACAATTGTTGCCTCCCATACTCCATCAGGTAATTGTGCGTGGTATTCAAGTGCTTGGTCAATAGCCTCGTCTTCGTCTAAGGCTTCCACCTCATACTCGCAAGTATAAGTAACTAGATACTTTGTCATTACTTTACCTCTGCCAACATCTCAGTTAGCTTTAGCAACTGCTCTACTGATAGACTCTTCAGAACATCCATGTTGATTAGGCTTCCGTCTGTCCACTCTTCCATTAGCTTCTCCCTAGCTCTAGTAGTTCTTCATCAGTGTAGTCTTTCATCCTATACCCTTTCAAGGTAAATGTCAAGCTTATGATTCCAATACAGGTCAGAACATTCTAGGCAGAACCCTAGCTCTTCATGCCAAATGTCTTCTTCTACTCTTTCACCGCATTCGTGAAATCTGTTACAAGGTAGATAGCCATTAGACTCATACTCTTGTCTACCCTCACAGATACGACAAAAGGGGGTGCAGTCAAAGCTACCAGAGTGGTTGGGGCATTCTTTCATCATCATAGGGTCTATTATAGGGAGGGGGTCAGACATTATTCGTCTTCCTCTTCCTCATCTTCCTCAATCTCTTCTACATCAATAGAATAGACACCGTCATAGGTTATGTCATTGTCAGAGGTGTCACCCCAGCTAGTCCAAGCAAGGGTCTCTGCTTCTTCTGCTGATTCTGCTTCTACTTCTCCATCAAAATCAATACGCATTTTTACATAAAATCTAGCCATTTGTTTTCCTTTCCTACTTGATACAACTATACAGGAGGGGTCAGACATTTTAGGGGATTCTTTATAGCGTTTCGTAAAAGATTTTGTATGACTAATAGCCCTCGGGCCGATATGCTGATCTTGGAATATGTTGGTTGGGCAGTTTTACTACATACCCAGGTAGGAATGGTTAGGCGTTAGCCAAAACCAACTGAAGCAAGCGGTTCTTCTCAGCTGTAACAACAGGGTCAAAGCCAGAGGCACTAGCCAAGATGGACTCGTTGTCACCACCACGCCCAGAGCGATACCAATCCAAACGCTCCGTTAGAGCATTGAACGCACCCCAAGCGGTTCCAGAAATGGTGTTGTTGTATTCTCCAACATAGATAGACTGAAGCAAGTCCACCTTGGTTTCCCACTTCTTCATGCTTCCCTTGGCATCCTTCTCAGGCTTAGGGTAAGCAAGGGTAACAATCTCATCAAACTTAGCCTTGGTGATTTCCTTGGCAATCATTTCCTGAGCCATCTTGTCGAACTCGTCCATGTATTTGTTTGCTAGTCCCAGAGCTTCCCTAGCCTGCTGAACCTTGCCAGAAGCGGTAGCAGTGTGGCGAATCTTGAAAGACTGCTTAGCCTTACCCCTTAGAGCTAGGTTTAGAGTATTGGCACATACAACACGAACAGGTGTGATAGAAGCCTGAATCGCAACTGAACCATCGTGAGAGGTGTTGATTAGAAGATAAGTGTTTACCTTATCAGACACGCCGTTAGGGTCTAGGATGGTCTCACGCTCCAAAGCAAGAGAGCCAAAGACTTGTCTGCCACCCTTGATAGAGCCAGCAGTCTCCCAGCGACCGCCACCGTCTAGCATGAGGTCACCAAAGTCAAATAGGTCTTCGTTCTGAAGAGGGACATAACGCTCACCAACAACGCCAAGAACATCGTTCTGGGTCTTGTCGAATGGGTTAGTGCGAGTAACAAAAGAGAATGAGCGGTCAGATGAGAAGCCATCAGGGATAGCGACATCCTCAAGGCGAACATTCCAGTTGTCTAGGTGTGCGAGCTCCAACATCTTAGCTGTTGAAACTTCCTCGTTGAATACGGTTCCAAGGCCATGCCAAGCAGGCTCTCGCAATGAAGCAAAAGAGGTCTGTCCGTTTACGGTCTCTAGTTCGTGGGCCATGATTTCTACTTTCGATAGGGGATTTCTAATAAGACTATTATCGCAGAGGGGTCAGACATTGTCAAGCATTTGGGGCAAAATAATTAGTCTTCTTAAATAACAAAATGGTAACGATCGCCTCGGGCAAAAATGATCCCCACCAGAAACAGCTTCTCTCACGATCCGCCAGAACCCTAGTGGGGAGAGCAGTTTGACAACTTGCTCAGGTTGGTTCTCTCCCTTAGAGAATGTCCATTACAGCACCATAAGTGCTTGCGGAAACTTCCTCTTGCGAAGTCATACGAAGAATCTTTAGGTTCTTCTCTAGCAACTCCTTCTGGTTTGAGTAGGTGTTGCCATAGTGCCTCTGCTGGTTTGGCTTCTCAGGTGCGACTGGTCGCTTTGGCAAACCAAGAATCTCAGAGTCAAAGGTTAGTTCGAGCCTGTTGTTGTAGTTGGTAGAGATACGAATTAGAGAGTCGTAGTCATAGCCAACCTTGCCAGAGTTCTTGCTCAGGTAGTCACTAACAAACTCAGCAACCTTAGCCTTGTATGCCTCTGCCTCACGCTCATACTTCTCATACTCAGCAGGGTAGTTAGCGACTGCCTCGTCAATCTCAGCAATCTTAGACTCAATTTGTGCGATAAGGGTTGAAGTTGGAATCTTCACGGAAATGCTTCTAGCCATTTGTTTCTACTTTCGTTTAGGGTATGTTTATTATAGGGGTGGGGTGTGACATTTTAGGCAGTTTTATGTGATGCCTAGCACATCTTGCTAAAAGATTCCTAGAATCTTCTTGCGAGGAGCAGGAACAGTAACAGTCTTGACAGTAACCTTCTCGACTACCTGTGCCTTAGGCATTGGGATAAAGCGAGTCTGATTGGTAGCACCATCAAAAGTGCCATTTGGGTTACGGACAACAGCCTTGAATCCTTCACCAGACTGAGTGTTCCAAACCTCAGTTCTGACAGTTAGGCGTTGGTTCTTCTTCTGAGCAATAATCTTTCCAGACATTTAGTTTCTTTCTTTAGGGTAGTTACAGTATAAGGGAGGGGTAAGACATTTTGGGTAGGGAGGAGGGTAGAGAAAGGATAAGGAACGCTACCCTCCCCAATCCTACATTACTTTACGGTAGTCCAGCGAGGCTGACCAGCAACATCAAGACGAACACGGAATGAACCGTTCTTGTTTGCGATAACCTCCTGAATGATACCTGACACACCAGACTTAGCGGTGGTGAACTGTGAGCCAACAGTTAGAGTTGCGTTTGACATTTTTGCTTCTTTCCGCCCCAGAGGGACTTGTTTGATTTGTATCAACCATTTGTTGATAGGTCTATTATCTCAGAAATTCCACTCATTGTCAATACCTTTTATGTAACAAAATGGTAACAACTTGGTGTAGACTTGGCTTCGTTTCCTTGATGTATCTATTATGGGGCATAGACGCTACATTGTCAAGTCAATTAGAGTTATTTGTCATACAAACTTTTGGGGGAATCTTTGTAGGTTTCTTAAATTGACATAGATCTCGATCTGCCCTCGGGCGATGAGGTGGCCAGTTTAACGTCATGGCCAGGACTTCCATACCCCTATGGATTTATTTATTCCTTGTTAGGATTAAAGTTATGCTCATCAGTAGAAGGATAATTATAATTGTTGAGGGCTCCATTACTTTTTGCTCCTAGAGAATAGTATGTCATTACGCTCAAACACACACTGTCCACAGGTAACGCATGCGGAACCCTTATCGCTAATCAGTGGCAGTTTCTTGTTGTTCTCAGGGCATGGAACAGCGGACTTAGTCACAATCTCAAGCATACGTTCTTTACCCATGGCAAAGTTCTCAGCAAGGTAGGCAAGCGATACGCCTTGTTCTTGCTTTAGCTTAGTTGCCACCTCGAAATTAGCGTCATCTGCAGAGAAGTATAGAGCTAGGTTAGGAATTCCTTTTAGAACAGGCACAGCAAAGTCGCTGCGAGTGTAAACCCAGAACTGAACATCAGAATGCTTTTTGATAACAGCTGCCCATGCAATGGCATACTGAACACTAAAGAAGTCTCCGTCCCAGTGAATGCGGAAGAGCTTGTCTGCATTACGCTTATCACAGTCAGACTTGAAATCAATAATCATCTCATCAAGCAATGCAACCATGTCAACATACTTAGCGTCTTTCAGCTGCTCCCAGTTCTTCACTAGAATGTCTTTTACGCCCTTGTATACTTTTTCTAGCTTGCCTGCATAGCAAATCTTTTCGCATACGCTAGTGGCACCTGGACACGAGTACGCCTTGCCAGAGGGTAGGCCAAAGGTGTTAGCAATAGTAGGTGTCTTGCCATTAGGGGAAACAGCGTTGGTAACTTTACGGTCTTTTGAACGGATTAGAGACATAGGGGTAGGTCCTTTCAACTAATACAATACTAGCAGGGGGGTAGGACATTTTGGCACGTAATCGTAACTTGTTATAGAATCGTGATCAGGCCCCGAGGCCCAGAGGGCTGGATTACTCCAGTCCCTCCTCGTCAAGCTCTAGCCATGCGTCTAGGTGATGTTGCTGAATAATTACATCAGCAGGAGCAAACCTTGAACCCTTATACCTTACAGGCTCAGGCAGCTCAATCATCTTTAGCCAATCGCCTTCAAGTCCTGCCTGAATGGCTTCCTTACATGGCTCAACCATAGATAGTGGAACAGGTGGATAGTGGTTTGAACGCAAGTGCCATGCCAATGCGTCATCCATACTTAGCATTTCTGCCATCTCTTGTGCCTGAAGTGAACCCATTATCTTCCTACTTTCATTCTTGCTGAGGGGTGTTGAACTCTAATAGCATAGCAGTAGGCACAGACATTATCTACGCCATGCCCAAACAAGTTATCTGGGTGGATTAGCCTATCGCAATCAGTGCAGTTGTAGACTTTCTTAGGGGTAATGAAGTCAGTCATTTGCCTTACTTTCTCTAATAGCCTTAGCATTGTTGCTTTGGCGACTTCCTTTGAACTTTGTTGGGGTAGCAACTAGGTGAGGATTCTTGATTAGCTGAGTAAACAATGCCTGCGACTCAGCCTTGCGTCTGGCTTCATTTGCCTTACCTAATTTCTTCATAGTAAAACTCTAGCATAGGGGTAGGACATTTTTCTGGGACTTTTTTAATATACTACGTAAAGACTTTATAACGATCTGGCCCCCGAGGCCGATCAACCAGGTTTGTCAAGTCTGGTTTCGGCGTGTCGCTTAGAAGGGTGGCTTGTTCTGTTCGATACCCTTGCGGAATCCAATTCCGTGAGCAACTACGAACACTAGAGCAACTAGAACAATGTCCACTAGCAAGTTAAATCCGTTGTAAAAAATCATTAGTTATCTACTTTCTTCTGTTGTGAATAGCATAGCAGGGGTATCAGACAACATCAAGTCTATTTTCCAAATTAGTTCTTCAATTTCTGCGGTAGTCATTATGCTAGTTCCTTATACTCTTGTGGGAAGTCCTCGCCAAGGTAGCCCTCAGCCTCTTTCAAGGACATCAAGCCCTTGTAGTCGTTACACTCGTGGCAGACATAGTCATTCACTAGATTCATACAAAACACGCAAATCTGTTCAGTCATTCTGAACCTCCATTTCTTCTACAATCTTAGCAATTCTTTGGGCAGTTTCCAAATCCACATTAGGCATTAGGTAACCAACCATTCTAGGGTATGGGTAGTTGGTCTTAGTCTTGAGAACCTTGAAGGTTGCCTCTAGTAGTTCGTGTGCTTCTCTGTTGTAAGCCATTATTTATCCTTTCTGATTACTATAAACCTATCACAGGGGTCAGACATTTTTAGTCTGGGTAGCGATCCTGCCAATTAGGATCCATTCCCTTGCAGATCATGCAAGGCTCTACGGTGCAGTTGCAGTTCATTTGGATCCTTTCGATTAAGATAACGCTATCAGTAGGGTGGGACATTTAGTAGAACAAACGCCACGCTGTTATCAAACCGTTATCAAACCAACCTTTGGCTAGGTCAAGCATAGCCACCTTCTGAGACTCAGCGATGTGGATGAAGCTAATGGTCTGGTCTGGATAGGTGATTTCTAGCTGGTAGTTCATGAAAATCCTTTCGATAGCTAAAACCTATCACATAGGTAAGACATTATCAAGCTTATTTGGTAACAAATTGATAACATTTAGGGGATCTATATGTAGTATCTTAAATAGATCCTGGTACTAGATGTGCCCCCGAGCCCATTGCTGGGGGTATGTCAAGTGACACGCCGTTACTTCTTAGACTTAGCACCATCAATAGCACACCCAACAGCAAGGGCAATGACAGATACCCAGAAGAAGGTGATGAAGCCAGCTAGGACGCTTAGTGATTCAGGGCTTAGAATTTCCATTTGTTTATCCTTTTCTTTAACTATCTAAATACTAATGTAGGGGTAGGACATTGTCAAGATCGACACGCCGTGGATTACCACTTTCTTTTAGTGCCTAGCGAATTGGCTAGGTTGATTAGCTTAGTGACATGTTGGATTTCTTCATTGTCAGGAATCCTATCCCCAATGATTTCTATCATGATGTCAATCTCACGCTCTACAGCGGTAAGGTTGAGAATGTCTAGCTTAGCGAATCTCTCCATTAGTTCACCTCTACTAGACCTAGGCGAACCTGCTCAATGGCATACTCCATGAGAGCCTTCTCCATGTCAGTTAGGGGTCTGTCTACGATACCCTGTGCCTTGCTTACGATTAGCTCTAGGGTGTTCTCTGTGATTACTGACTGATTCATTCTTTATCCTTTCAACTATCTATAGTCAATCATAGATTAGTTAGTTTGTCAAGCTTATTTGGTAACGTTTTGATAACGGTTAGTTACATTCACCGTATGCTTCATAGCATAGTTGGCAACACGCTTGGTCAAACTCATCAACCCAAACCTGTGGGGTAGCGTTGTCGCAGATGTGGCAGAACTTTACACTTGTGAAACTTGGAACTGTTATCATTATTTATCCTTTTCTAACTATGATTACTCTAGCATGGGGGTCAGACATTTTGGCATGTATTTTGGTAACAGAATGATAACGATCAAGGTCGTGCCAGTACTAAGATCCTTTTTTATTGTCAAGGTCGTACGGGTGTGTGCGGACTAATTATCTTGCTTTTTTGCTACAGATCATGTATCGTACATATTTAAAAAATATTCAGATTTTTTATAAAATCAGTTTTTAAATAAAAGGCCAGATGTTGGTAGCATTTTCGTTAACCAACTTACGCATCTTCTCAACATGCTCATCTGTTAGCTTTTCGTTACTAACAGCCATCTGGCAAACCATGATATCAAAATAATCAGCATCACCAAACTTGGTTTGTGGTCTCCAGTGTACTTGATGTGATCCAGAGAACAAAAGTCCATCGTTGGTAGTCATCATTTCAGCGGTATTGTAAGCACCAATAGCCCAGGGCATAGTAGTTTTCAGCTGAATAGACATAGTGATAGAAGGATACCCTAGCATCCTGTCATAGTGAGGTCTTAGAATAGGATCTGCTCCAGTATTCTTTGAGTATCTGGCAAAGTGAATCTCAGGTCTCTTGACCTTAATGTTAAGCATTGTCTCTGTAGCGTTCTGAACTTCTTCAAACACTTCATTGCCAAACTTATAATCGGAAACTGGAATAGCAAAGTAACCAAGGTCTGTTACATTCATGTATTCAGCGTCTTCAGCTACTTCTGATGTCAGTGGATCTGGAAATATCGAATCAACTGCTTCATAGATTTTTGCGTATGTTTCCTCCGAGAATACATTATTGTAAACTTTCGGGGTAAATGTGTATAGATCCATTACTCTCTCCCTACTTCTGGTCCAGAAAAGCTTTCTACTAACATATGTGCATACTTCTCAGAGTACATCATAGAAACCTTGTCCTTCTCATTAAAAAATTCATCTGTTAGTTCAATATCGTTGTCTAGATCTAGCGTAGACTGACATAACAGAATATCAAAGTAATCTGATTCTTCAAACTTCTGATCTGGTCTCCAATGTGGCTGATAAGAACCAGAGAAGAATAATCCATCAGATCCTTCTAGGTTAAACTTTGTATCCTCAACATAGATATCCCAATCTAGTGTGGCATCAAGTTCGACGGTACATGTAATAGCTGGGTTTCTCATTGCTCTATCGATGTGTGGCCTCAGTCTAGGATTTCTCCCTGACTCAACAGTATATCTAGCAAAGATAACTCCAGGTCTCTTGATCGGATGACCTATGGCCATTTCGATAGCACTCTGGATACCTTTGATGGTGCTTTCATCAAATCTGTCAAAGTAAGCAATGAACCCATTACTTTGAAGCTTTTTGAACTCTTCAGCCCAAGGGTCGTTAAACTTATCAACATTATACTTAATCTGATCGTTGATAGTCTTGTATACAGCAGCACGCAGTTCGTCAGACAAAAAGTCTTTAAGAACAAAAGGTTTGATTTCTGAGAGATCCATACTACTATGATACACTATAATCATGTGTAATGGAACATGTAATTGCGGTAAAGAACCGCCGAAACCAACTAATTCTTAATAATACCGTTGTCGACTAGCAGGTCATAGAGTAGGGCATTAACATTGTTAAGCTCCTGGCTCATCATACCAATTGCCTGCTCTACTTCATCTGCCCTTAGACCAGCATCAGTCCCACGCTTGCGATTCATATCATTAATTGCGTTTGTCATCAAATCGATAACTTCTTGTCTATACATTACCATTTACCTTTCGGACACTGTGCTTCTTGTAGTGTAGTTTTTAATTTCATAAAGCAGCCACATTGTCTGCATCTGGCTAGACGCTTGTCGAACCATTCACAGGTATTGCAGACTGCTAATCGGGATTCGATTATTTCTCTGTCAGACCGTGGTTTGTTCGGATCAAACAAGTCAAAGAAGGTTACGTCTCCCATGTCTCTATTGTAGCATACTAGAGCTACTTGCACATATAGCACATATTGTGGTTTTTGGTGCATGGTATCTCTATATACCGCCGAGCTTAAAAAATGTCCGTATAATTGTTATATTATGTCAATTGAATCATGGGTCGCCGTAATTGTAGGAATTATAACGATCGTCACATCAGTAGGGATGTTCATCCGATGGATGGTAAAACATTATCTCGACGAACTTAGACCAAATCATGGATCAAGCATCAAGGACCAAGTAACACGTTTGGAATCAAAACAACAAGAGCTTGAGAAAAAGATGGATGCTCAACACAATAAGCTCGAAAAAAAGATTGACAAGATGTTTGATGCATTAATCGACCACTTGTCATCTGGTAATAAGTAATATACTATATATAATATATTTAAGCATCTATATACCTAGATAACTAGATATATTTCTAGCTAGATATATTTATTTAATTAATATATATACTACCAAATCTTGATCCGTTGTCAAGTCATATTTTGATAACGCTTTTATAACAATTATATATATTACTTATAACAACCCTTTATTTACTTGACTTGTTATAATTCTGTTATCTTGACAAATATTTTCTGATATAATTTATATGCTAGTACTCAGGGTAGTCTCTCATACCCACCATCCTGGGTACTAGCTTTTTTATTTATTATGGTTGTATAATATTAACATGTCTTGTTCTCCTGAAATCTTTGGTGCTAACCCTGCCAGTATTAAATGGCAAGTTGTAAGAGGTGATACCTCATCGCTTCGTATTGAGTTCTTTGAGAATGACGAAGTAACTCCTTTTGATATTTCAGATTGGGATTTTGCAGCTACTACTTATGACTTCCGTGGTGATGTTCTTGATGAGCTAGAAGTTGTATCAGGAAATGGTTTTGTAGATATTACTGCACCAGCAGATATCACAGGGCTATGGGGAACAGGATACTCTTCTACAGTTGCAGAGCTGGCTTTTGATCTCCAGGTAACTATTGATGACATGATTTGGACTCCAGTTATTGGAACTATTACAGTTCTTGGAGATGTCACTGGGGGAAGCCTTTAAATGCCAGTTATTAAGATTTCAAGCAATACCCCTAATCTTCCACCAGTAGTAAAGATAAAGGGAAAAGCTTTTAAGACATCAAAGTAGGAGATAAATGTCTATCAGTAAAAGCATGGAGTTCCCGTCCAGCAAAAAATCTGGCTATGCTCAGCTAGCACAACAGCATCAGACTGTAGATTCAACAATATCCTATATTCCAGTTCCAGGACCGCAAGGTGCTAAGGGAGATCCAGGATCTCAGGGACCACGTGGAGAAAAGGGTGAGCGTGGAGAAAAGGGAGATCGTGGTGAAAAGGGGGATGCTGGAAGAGATGGAAAAGATGGTAAGAGTTATTTTCCTGTCTACGGTCAAGACTCTGGTTGGGCGAAGTATTCTAGCGACAGCCAGCCAAGTGTTCCACTAGGAGCAACTCGTGGAGTCGATGGCTGGGTATCACTAGTTTTAGATCCTAAAGATGTCACAGAGAAGTATTTGCCTAAGAACTCTGTTGGACTTTACAATAAAAACTCTAAGAAGATAAACTTTAAAGGCTTAGAGGTTGGCAGCCAAATAGAGATAACCTATACTTTCGAGGTAGAAACATTTTCAAACAATACAGAACTGTGGTGTAGAACATTCCTTCCAGGAAGTAACAGTCATCACACATCGCTTATAGGATTGCTAAAATATCAATACTCGTATGATCTATCTGTTACTCACAAGATATATCTAGATTCTGAGCTAGACAAGATCAACGGTGCGGTACCACAAGTAAGGTCTGACCTAGACTCTATCATCAAACTTTCTTCTATATCAATTTCTGTTTCTTAGCATGCTATAATAAGAGCTATGGCATTTCCAGGAACCTTTAACATTAATTACTATCAGGGTGACACTTACGAGTTTAAGATCTACCCTAAGAACTCAATAGGTGCTACTTTTGACCTATCAGGCTTTTCCGTGCAATTCTTTATTGCTAACTCACGTGGGGCATCAGCTACTCAGTTTGAGTGCCAAGCATCTATTAGCGTTGATAGCGTAATTACCTGCAAGATTCCTCCAGGTGTAGGCCGTCAGCTAACTGCTGGAACATCATATGTTTACGATGTTGAGGTTAGAAAGCCTGCCGATAACACCATTTATACCCTTATGACTGGAACCGTTTCTGTTACTGCAGACATTTCTGGAGCAGTCTAATGGCAGAAGTCCTTTTATCTTCAGATGAACTAACTGTTCTTGGTGGTCCTGCTGAGATCAGCGTAGATGTTGACTTTGGGCCTCAGGGTGATAGAGGTAGCTTAATTCTTTATGGATTAGGAAAGCCAGATAATGTTGTTCTTCCAGAAACACCACAGGTCTATGACTCGTATATAAATCTTTCTAGCTCTGATGATGAATACCTATTTATGTATCAATACATCGCTGGACCAAATAATGGAAGTCCAGTTTGGACTAAATTGTTTAAGCTAGTGCCAAACTTTTACTCGGAAAACCTACAGAGGACTTTTGCAGATGGAACAGTAGAGCTAGCAATTCCTTTGGCAGCTATCGTTCCACCAGACCTGATTGGAAACTACACTGCTGATAGTTTTAATATTCAGGTGCAGGTACTTGGACTAAACCCAATAGCTGCCTCTGTTTCAGTTTCAGAGATTGAGATTTTTAACAACCTTGTTTCTTTGCCAATATCTATAAATGCTGCAGAGCTAGTAGATGGCGTATGGGAATTAGCCAGTGGTGAAAAAACGGTTCACTTGTTTATTACTGTGGTATAATTTAAAATGGTGATAAGACATGGCTTCTGAAAATATTGGATCCGCCTACCCCACAAAAATTCCAGGGTATGACGATGCGGCAGACATCCAAGCAGCTCTACGCCTTTATCACTACGGATATATTCCAGTAGATCCAACAAGCATAAACCCATCTGAAATACCAGCAGAGTCTATTGCTGGATATATAAAGTCTATAGATTCTAGAATTGACGTAATTGAGGACACTGGTGTTGGGTCTGATTACTCAGCTGCTGAGCCTACCAGTCCACCAGATGGATTTATTTGGGTAGATGCCGATAGCACTGTCCCAATTATTGAAAATCCAGCATGGAAGCTAATTGATTCAGGAACGCTTTCTGGAGATGAGCTTTCTATATCTGGAATTAACGGAGAAAAGTTTTACGTCATACTAAAAGACTGGGGACATTCAAATATTGCTGACGAAGCTCGTTTGGTAATTAGGTTTAATTCTGACATTGGTCCAAATTATGTAAACACTGGTGGGCTAATTTCTGCTTCTGCACTATATTCCCCAGAGTTTGCTAACACTGCTACTCAGGATTTAACTATAGAGGTTGACCTTGCAAACACTGGAGCTATGCTAAAGCCAGTTGCTACAATTGCAGACACAAGCGTTGGCCCATACTTCGGGTATTATAAGAACACAAACCCTATCACATCAGTACAGCTAACGCTGTCAGTTGCAGAAGCAACTTTTGATACTGGGTCATATCAAGTATGGAGTTATGAGTAATGGCAAATATATCATCTAGCTCTAAGGTAGCTTATATTTATGATTCTGGTACAGACACCTGGTACCCTACTGCTGGACTAGCAAGCACATCAGCAGACTATGACTGGACAGGCGACCACTCTTTTGCTTCTTCAACCACGTTTGAAAGTGTCTTGTCTGCTAAGGCTGGAGTTAACAACTTCCAGAATCCTGCTGCTCGTGATGCAGCTTTGACATCACCAGCCAACGGAACCGTAGTCTTTATTAGGCAGGATGCGTCTGGAAGTGTAATAAATCAGATTCAGTACTATGCTAATGGTACTTGGGTAAATTATAAAAACATAAAGATTGACGAGAAAACTGCATCTTATACCGTTCAGCTTAGCGATGTTGATAAGCTAATCAAGGTTAACAGTACATCAAATCTTGAGTTAATTATTCCAAATGACTCTACTACGAACTTTCCAGTAGGCTCTAGAGTTGAAATCGGAAGGTACGGAACTGGAGAGGTAACTATTACCACTCCTTCTGGATCTGGAGTAACCATTAGATCCGTTCAAAATATTTATGGTATACCGTTCCAGTATGGGTCTGCAGTAATAACTAAGATATCTGCAAATGAGTGGTGGGTTTTTTTTTCTAGTTTTATAGGAGTAACTACAACTACTATATCTACAACCTTGTCTACAACAGAGTCTACTACTAGCTCTACAACAGAAGCCCCTACTACAGAATCAACTGGTGGAACTACTGAAAGCACAGAGCAGACTCCAGAGCCAACACCTACAGCGACAGTTAGCACTGGTATTTGGTATACCTATTGTGGAAACGTAGAGGCAGGATACCCACCAGGAACTGTTATTGGTCCAGTGTATGAAGCAGGAGGAAACTGCCAAACTAGATTTGACCAGCTCACAGCATTAAACGAGATTGGTTCTGGTTGGAATTGTGCACCAGGAAACTCAACTACATCCTCTGTTGCCCCAGCTAGCTGTGGAACAACAACTACTCAGCCAACCGCAGCACCTACTACTATCTGGTATGGAGCGGCCTGCTGTAATGGATCAAGAATAGTTGCTAATAGCACTGCATCTGAGGCAGCTGTAATAGATGCCCTTGACGCAGCTTGTGGAGGAACCATTACCGAGCAGTCCGTAGTCTCTGTCTTTGGTCAGTTTGATGAAGCTAACTATCCATCAACTAGCTGTTCAGTTGGCACAACAACTACAACCACCACATCTTCATCAACTACAGCATCTACAACTACAGCTGCACCAGTATGGAAGTGTACAGCTATTGACTGTACTGCTCCAGGAGGGCCAGAAGAGTATACTTTCCAGTCTCCCACAGATCAGACTGGTGGCTGTATTGCTTGTAATCAAACTGATTATCCTTTTGCACCAAGCACTTCTTGCTGTAACTCAACAACTACAACTGCAGCCCCTGCTACTACAACTGCAGCCCCTGTTACAACTACGGAGGCACCTGCAACTACAACAGAGGCACCTACCCAGGCTACCACTGCTCAGACACCAGCACCAACACAGACCACTACAACCACAGCTGCTCCAGTAGGATGTACAACCCCTGAACCATATCCAGGAGAATGTTTCTGTGACAATGGTATCTGGATGTGCTAGTTTGTGATATAATTTAAAAACAAGGAGACTTTGATGACTGTAAAAACTTTTGCTTTAATTGTTGGTAATGAAGTTTTTGGAACACTAACTATTCCAGATACTGCACCAAACCATGATCGGCTTTGGGCTGGTCTAGCATCTAACCCAGTTGTAGTAGAGTCCACTGGGACTGAAGGCGTTACCTTTGGTTGGACCTTTGACGGCTCGAACTTTATTGCTCCTGGAGAGTAATCTTAATGTCAGATCTATCTCCATGGGAGCAGTGGAAGAAAAATTTAGGGGAGACCAGGCCTTGGGACCTTTTAAATCCTGGCACAGAATATGTTGAACCATCTGTAGCCAGTTCTAGATTTGATATTTGCAAGGCTTGTCCAGAACTAATAGCTCCCACTAATCAGTGTAAAAAGTGTGGATGCTTCATGGTACTAAAGACTAAACTATCGAAAGCAACTTGCCCACTTGGAAAGTGGTAGGCATAAAGTGTCAAAAATTTTTGTGTCTATAGCATCATATTGTGATGAAGAATTAAAAGACACTGTTTTTTCAATTTTAAGCAGAGCTAAAGATATATCTAATATCTTTTTGTGTGTTCTTTCTCAAGAAGAGCCACGCAAGCATCAAAAAATAGATCAATTAATAAAGTCATTTGGTATTAAGGATTTTCTGTTTTTAAAAATGGATGCCAAGGATGCCAGAGGTGTTGGATATGCTAGAGCTAAAATTTTAGAAAATCTTTCTTTAGACTATAAGTATTTTTTACAAATAGATAGCCATACTCAATTTGTTCAGGATTGGGATGAAAAAGTAATTCAAGACTATGAGAGATGCATCTTGCGTTGGGGAGACATGATCTTTTCTGCCTACCCTGGTTCATATGACTATGATGAAAGTGGAAACATTAAAGTAAACGACAGGTCAGTTCCCACAGCTCTAAGGGTTCAAAGAACTGAGTTCGGTGCACCAACATTTTATGAGCCAAAGTATAGAAATCATAACATGTCTGAGTTTGGAGATTATCATGGCTATTTTTGTGCTGGTATGGCATTTGGTTACTCTAATTATTTTTTAAGAGTCCCATATGACAAGTACATGTATTTCAATGGAGAAGAGCAGACAATGTCAATAAGGATGTTCTGCAATAACATAAAACTAGTGGCACCTCCAAATAATTACCTGTTTCATCATTACACTGGTAAGAAAAGACGTAGGCACTGGGAGAATTCAGCAGAGTGGAACAGGTATGACGAAATGGGTAAGAAGAGGCTTCTGGATTTTTTTGAAAACAGAATAAACAACATTTTTGGAATAACCGATTACGAAAAGTATTTAGAGTGGCAAAAAATGTTTGTTATGGAAAATAGAATAGACTAGCTTACCTTTTGCTTGGCAAGATTTTCAGTGGACCAAGCACTCCAGTTAGTCCCACCACTTGACATTTTGTATGCAATCTGAGCATTAATAAGTGGATTGTACAGGTCTTCGTTAGACTTAAGTCCATACTTTTTTCTACGATCAGGACCCATAGATCCAGTCATATTGATCTGAAATAGCCCATAGCAGTTGCTATCTTTATTTAGTGCCATTGGTCTGTTAGTAGATTCATAAAATGCAACAGCTCTTGCCATCTCTAAACCACGACCAGAAAAACCAGCTTGTCTTAGAATTGAGTCAAGCTCTTTGTCAGACAGCTGGGTCTTCCTGTCGTAATTAGCTTCTACAAGCTCATACGAGCCACGATTAAAGCTAATGGAATAACTTGGAATAGAAAGGCTTTGAGTCGCTAAGGAATGATCCTCATCGCTCTCAGACACATTTGCGGTAGCTAGGCTAACCACAAGACTTATAGTTCCAACAATTGCATATGTTTTCATAATTAATTTTCTATTACTCTGATAAAGGAAATCTCACTTTGAGAAAACCATCCGTCTGTTAGTTCAATTTTTTCTGTTCGTGTGCCTGGCTTCTTGGCATGTATTACCATCCCATCACCAGCATAGATTCCAACATGATAATACTTCTTAGAGTTTAAGTGCTTAAAAGCAACTATATCTCCGATTTGTGGGGTATCTACATAAAAGCCAGCATTCTTGGCTTGCTTACTGGCAGAATGCTCTAGCTCAACTCCAAGTCCTTCATAAAACCACCTAGTCATTCCTG